TCTTTTTCCCAAAGGAAAATCGGCTCTTCTTGTTCTTTGATGGAGCCATTGCTTGAAGAATTCTTTAAATCGGTTCCTAGGACGTAGATCCCCGATTCGATGTCCGAAACGTCATGCTGGGCCCAGTTGACGGTCGAACGAACAGATTCATTCTTACTCTCGAACCCAGTGTGAAGATACTCAAGGTCGCACTCGCGATCCCACTGGTGCATGCAATCAGCCCAGGTGATGACATCATCTTCGTGATCGTTCTCAAGTTCGTTCGCGTACTTCCTAACATACTCGTTAGCATACTCATCGAACTCTTTGAACAAAACCGGATCCGGCCACGCATCACGGCGATAAGACAGCAACCGAACCAGCCCCAAACGCTTATTGAGCGTGTGGCCTCCGTACTCATACTTACACCGAAATTTCTCCCGATCAGGGGCTCCGCAAACAACGCCCCGAGACGCGACGAAAAACTTCGACACGAAGTCAATGATTTCAGCGTCCGTCTTTGGCTTTGCGAACTGTTCTGGTGTAACCCACGCCAGTTTCTTGAAAACGAAGCACAAACGCTTCATCTCCGCAACGAAACTCGCGTGCGTGAGCCACCAGACGATGGAAGGATTGAAAGCACCAATCCCATCATCACCGGCCATGCGCGCCGTGAAGCCGCGCGACATGGCAACAGTTGCCTCCTCCATACTGACGCCCTGCCTCTTGGCCAGGCCAAGAACGGCAGACGCCATAACAATCATATGCGCTATGGTATTAATCGGAGTCGTCATCACGTCCCCCGACTTCACACCATATTCTGTGCGGTAAATGACACCGTCTTCCATGATGACCAATCCATTGGTCATCATGTAAGTCAACTGCTGAAGAGTCGTGTACGTAAACGTAGTGTGCGACTCCTTGACCAACAATTTGAAACAAACGTTGATCGCAGCGTTAACCCAAATATTCTTCACAGAACGATCCCACCCAGAAAAATCATAAGAAAAAATGATTCCAAGCAGACCGGCCATCTTTTTAAGGTCTTCGGCCAGCGCACGCCATGCGCCTCCATAATGGTTGGAACCGGGAAAATACCACGACCATCCCGGCTTCAAGCCCTTGACCTTACCCGTGTTGGCCCCAACAAGCTTATTGAACAAGTCGCCCAAAAACGACATTTTCATACAATACAAGTCAAGTGGGCCACTCGCAAATCCTCGTGGATTGCGCCCGTAACCACGGACTTCTTCTTTGGACGTGTTACAATACGGTGCAGGCCATGCGACTCCTGTACCCGTAGCGGCAGCGAAAACAGACGCAGTAAACGCCGCCAACCTCACCGGATGCGGCGGATCCGCTTCCGTGAGAACAACACCCTTGGTGTGGAACTTACCACCCACCAAATTGTCAAACGCACCAGGCGACGTGGACAAATTCATTCCACGAACGATCTGTTCGTAAGACATACGCTCCCCACCGTTACCAACGGCAGGACGCAACATGCGAAAAACATACTCTATCGCCGCATTTAATACGACCGGATCTACTTCCGGCTCGCTCGTGTCGGCATACTTCCTGAACTCATCGTACGACTTCTCGAACGTTGGGTCAGGGACACGATACTTGTCCTTAGGGACATTAATACCAAACTTTTCACGCAAAAAAATAACATAAT